TTATGCTTTGGTGGTCAGGACAGCAATGTTGCCCTTATTCCCAACATCGAGATTTAGAGCAGCCGCAAGGTCGCGAACCTTGATGTAGTTCGTCCCATCTTTCAGAATACGTTCCACAACGTGCTCTTTTCCGTCAACGATAATTTTGCTCTTTTCAACCACTTCACGTTCCTCCTTTGCTTTGGCTCCATCAGAGAGAACCATGCAGGTATGACGGCTCTCATTTACGAGAACATCCCCTTCGAGAAGATAATCCGGAGACGTCAGATATTTCTTGTCGGTTAGCATCTCGAACTCGCCAGTCTTGCCCCACTGCTCTCGCATCTGGAACGTTGCAGGTGCATTGCCGGCTGTATAAGTCTTAGACATATCAACGCCGGCAGCTTCTGCACAAACCGCCATAAAGGCCGAGCAATCTGTCTCACAATCATCCGTAATAGCTGCCAGATTCCATTTTGAAGCTTTGGCATACGGACGAAGTGTGTTTCGCTGATACTGATCGTAGCCGATATGTTTGTTTTTAACACCTGCACGGCAGGCTTTTGCCATAGCCTTCGCCGTAGCAACCTTTTTCGCTCTGATAAGTAGCGTCCAGCCATTCAGATACCAAGAGCAGATATTCAGCTCGCGTCCTGACTGATTGCCGGCAGTACCGCCTGTGATACGGCCCCTTTCATCGATAGAGGCTTGTCCGATCATAACACTCACAGGTTATCACCGTCCTTCTTGACGCTCTGCGCACCGAAGTAGAAGGTGAGAACCATAACGATCACGCTGTAAAAGTCTTTCGTTTCCATGTGACCCTGAAATGCCAGCACTGCAAACGTGACTGTCAGGATGATCGTAACAAGGGACTTGACCTTCAGGAGATTCGCCAGTACCTTCAGAAATTCATCCATCTTCCATATCCTCCTCTCGCTTTTTTGCAAAAATCTTTTTCAGAGCAAGCGACAAAAGCTCGACGCCGAAAGCACCCCCGGTATAGATCAGAATATCGCTAAGGTCACAACCAATCGTCTCGCCCCATCGAACGATTGCATAGGTCTTGACCGCTGCCGCCCAGATGAGAACATAGGTCAAAACCTTCAGGCAATATAGCACGATGGTTCGCATCATCTCGCCCTTGCTCCATTTTGATTTGTCGCGGATCACGGAATCACACTCCATGAATCCACTTCTTTTTTTACGTGCTCAATAAAACTATTGCCGCCCAATGCTTTATAGGCGGCATAGTCATACATGAAATTTTCGTATTCGTGTTGGCGGATCTTCTCATCTTCCAGATGCTTGTAATACGTTCGAAGCATATCCGAGCGCAGCAAACATTTCTGACCTTCACGAATGGACGTGAAATCGAAGAATCGATTCCGAAGGGGCTTTACCAGCATCACTGCAAGGGCAAGAATGGCAGCGACTCCCGAACAAATACTGACGATGTATGTAAATGTAGCCAATGGCATTTTATACCTCCGTTTCGTCAGGATAGGTGCTGCGGATCATGTCTTTTGCTGCAGCAATCAACTGCTGAAGCTCCTGACACTTTTCGGTTGCCCCCTCGGCGGTATATTCCATGAACTGCTTATTCGCAGCATCGACTGTGATTGCCTCGTCCCGATAAATGATAGACAGCTCATTCTCATATGCCCACTTTCGCTTTTCCTGCGGCGTGCGGAAGTCTGCTTCTGCAAGTTTCGCCTCCGCAAGCAATTCATTGAAATGGGTCTGAATGTAGGCTTCAAGGTTGTCACGATCTTCGATCTCAAGATGATACTCGTCGTATTCGTATCCGCTGATGGCGATGTCGCGTTCTTCTGAGGAATAGGGGGTAGAGTTCTGATAGAAACGAATCAGAGAATATCCCGGATTTTTCGGCTGTTCCTCAATGGAGAACGCACTAAGCGGCGCGTTGTCGCCTCTGACTTTCATGTCGAACGACCTCCTTTAAGTTTTTGATTCCAATCGGGTCAATGTATGTTTCCCGAATCGTGTGACTGTTGCAATGCTTCAGTTGGCCGGCTCGACTGAGAATGCTTCGTGCCAGCTTTACGCTGATATGTCGGTGTTCTGTCTGACGTTTTCTTGCCTTACGACAAGCTCGTGCAAGTCGTAAAAACGTCTTTTTGCGCAAAATCGTATGATTTGCATCGAATCGGAATCCGACGGCGGAAACCATGCGGCTCTCTGTCGGATAGACCTGCCAATTTCCTTTGAGGTGAAGTCGCCAGTATCGTCTCACATATGTGCCGATTGCTCGGACAGCTTTATGCAAACGGCGCTTGCTTCTCCCGAACAGGGTAATGTTGTCCATATAACGGACCATGTGATGGACGCCGTCAAGGGAACGAATATAACGATCCGTTGCCTCTAAATAAAAATTGGCAAGCCATTGACAGAGATAGTAGCCGATGGCTAGTCCCGGAGCACCAGTATCCAGAATTGCCCGAACCAGCGAAAGGAATCGCCGGTCTTTGATCTTCCGTTCCAGTGCTCGCATCAGCACATCAATGTCAACGTGCTGATAATAATGCCGAATATCCAGTTCGGCACAGTATCTGGTTCCTCGCCGATCGGATTGCATGATCTTCTTAATATGCTTTGCAGCATAATGCGTTCCCCGTCCGGGAACAGACGCGCAGGACCAATGATACATCCCACGCATGAGGATTGGTTTCATCGTTTCTACAAGGAGCCACTGCATGATCCCGTCGGGGAAGAATGAGACGGTTTTAATATGCCGGACCTTTCCAGAGCTGACATCATAAATATCACGCTCTCTCGGGATAGAAGGTACATATGTTTCTTCTTCCAGTAATTCATAAGTGCGCTCCACATAATCGTCCAGATTACTCAGAACTTTAGCGATGTCACGTCGCTTCGTTCGACCTTTTGCGGCCTTATGAATCGTCTGTTTGATGAAGTCCCGATCCAGCATTTTATCATACAGATAACCAACACGTTTTGGCATGGAAATGTCTCCTTGTTTACCTCAAGATCGTTCGAGAACAAACCTACTAGATCCTGTCCTCACGGTAATATTTTCACCAAGTGGTGCGGTGAAAGCCAGCGCTTCGTATAAGATGAAACAAGTAGTCGAGCCCCGATGTTGTCGTTCGAGTTAGAAGAGTCGTTGTTCGCGTTGAAGTACATCAGACCGTAGTTCGCGTTCGAGTTATAGTTACCACCCACGTACAACACACACCAACCGGTATTCGAATAGACGTAATCCCAGGACACATGCGCTGACAGTCCCGTTTTATTTGAAGATCATGAAATCCGCGGGGGTTGCGACCCCCGTGCCCCCTTAGGGGATAAAGAGGAGTCGAGCCCCGATGTTGCCGTACGAGATAGAAGAGCCGCGGTACGCGTTGAAGGACATCAGACCGCAGTCCGCGTACGAGCCATAGTCACCACCCACGTACAACGCACACCAACCGGTACTCGAATAGACGTAATCCGGAACGTAGGTAGTTTCGCTGCCGCCATTGGCAGACGGAATCATTGCCCACGGCGCTGCACTGCTGTAACCCATCGCTTTGATGTATCCGTTTGAGCTCGGTAGTGAGATACCTGTTGCAGTGTAATTTGTTGTCGTATTATCGGCAAAGTTGGCGGGGGTCGTGCAAATATAAACGCTTCGGCTATTCATGTTGATGCCGTCAACCCAGTCAAAGACGTTCGACCACAAACCCTCGATATTACGATACTGCACCGGACCAGCGGTCGTACGAGAAGAAGCCGAAGTACCGGTGTGGTAATTCATGCTATCACAGCCGCCATTATTGACCTTGGAACCGGAGCCACAGCCCTGTCCGATTTTGCTCTGCGAGTTCCAGTCTGCAAACTCAACCAGATACAGAAGCACAATGGCACTATAGGTTGCAAAGTCGTACTGAGACCAGTTGCTGCCCTTTGCCTTGGACTGTGTACGTGCAGTCGCTCGTGTGATGCTCGTAAGCGGTTGAGAACCGGATTTTGAATAGTACCCGGTGATCGTATGATACTTGCCGACATAACGTCCGGAGCCGGGATGCTTCGTAAAGCCGGTCATTTGAGAGTCAGAGATGTAGTAATACATCTTGCTATTCGAGGAATCCTGTACGATCTTGTAATAGAATTCCGGAATATAAACAACAGTGTCATTCGAAGTTCTGGAGAAGCCAGACACGCCCTTTTTGTAACTGACAGCATTGCTGACAATGTTGTATTCCTCCATACCTTTCCACGGCATATAGGAATCGAACGGAGACGAGCCAGAACCGGTTCCAACAGCAGGAGACGGGTCCGTCGTAATCGAGGTATTAACCAGCCCGTTCGGGTCATTTGCGGCTGTCAGACGACTCAGAGCCGTAGAGGAGCTACCGTAGTTCCAACATACGCCAAAGCTCGATGCAAATGCAGCCGAGACATTAACGGTTGCATTCGACGGAGCATAATAGTTATCATCTGCTGCAACTGCAATCGTAATGACAGCACTGCCTGTTGTGTCGTTGACACTCGTGACAGTGAACGTAACTGTGCCAGACGAAGTAGACGATGCCGGTGAGACCGTGGCAATACTGGTACTCCCAGAAGTCACTGTGATCTTACCAGTGCCGAGTCTCGATACAGTAAACGTCGCAGACTTCGCAGATGCATTCAGCGTGATGCTTGTTTTGTTCAGTGTGATCTTGCCAGCAGCCTTCCCGATAGACCACGAAACGCTCTTTGCAGTAGTCGTACCATCAGACCACTGATACAGACTCGTATCCTTCAGCGTAAATGTTGCCGAATAAGAGCCGGCATTTGTTCCGGACGTAGCGCCGCCAATTGTCATATAGGTCGTATTGTAATTAGACCATGTGGGGCTCTGAGAGCTGCCGGTATACGTCAGAGATCCACTCTGAGACGGAATCGCCACAGAGGTCTTTGTGACAGAGATCGTCTGCGTAGCGGTTTTGGTAACGCCGCCTTCGGTGTACTGGATCGTTACACTCGTCGTTCCTGCGCTCAATGCACCGGACGGGGATACAGAATATCCAGTACAAACGAGTGTCGCACCATTTGAATATGTAGCTTCGACGACCATGCCGGCTGGATTGAATACCTCACCGGCCTTATACGCAGTTTTGGACGGGGGCGTCGTAATTGCGATTGATGCAAGTTTCAGCATGGACAGATCATCCAGCGCCCCAGCAAAGCCAGTATCCGGATCCCAAGTGATTGGATCACTATTGCCGGTCTTCTCACGAATTTTATCCGCAGTCGCAGTCATCGCCCCGTCGAGCTGAGCCGAGTCTACTGCTTTATCAACTGCCATCAGTAATCTCCTCCTTCCCAAACGGGGACAGTATCAAGTGCATTCATATTATCAACAGTCTCTTTCAACTGATCGATCGTTTTCTTACCTGTTTTACCGGCTTTCTCGTTAATAGAGTTTGCCAGCTCGTCCAATTTGGACTTTGTTACAACGACTTTTTCACTCATGTGCCATACACCTCCGTATCGCCATTACCGTATTCCTCGGTATCACCGTCGGTGAGAGCCTTAATTACGAGATCGGCGAGATTGACCGGTGGCGGGTTATCTTTTCCTGCGTCATTGGTCCAACTGAGAATTCCGTCTTCGGAGACAGCGGGAACATATGTTGTCAGAGCATCAACCCGCTGATCCAGTTCTTCAATCGCATCTGTCGTCGCTTGTGCGAGTTGAGAAACAGTATTTCTAGTATTCTGTAACCGCTGGGCCAGAGCCTTCAAATGACCTACCACCGTAAGTTTTTCAGTCGACATGTTTTCCACCTCGCAGTTTTCTTACGATTGAAGCGGGTGGCGGGGGCAAGAAACCTCACCCCCGCAGATTCCGCACAAAATATCAGGTCGTAGCACTGAACACTTCGTTCAGCATCTCCGTGACCTCATCGTCGGTCGCAATCGACGACTCATCGATGCTGCCACCGCTGTTGTCTACCAGATCGCCGGCTTCATTTTTGATGAAGTAACGCTTTGCTTCACCATTCACAATGACAGCCAGCTCCTGTCCGACATACGCTGTCGGATTCGTCTTGGCGTAATTCTGCGCTGCTTCGAGAGAATTCCAGACTTCGGTGGGATCCATACTGAATCCATCCTGACGCTTGATCGTCAGAGGGAACTCCATCTTGGCATATGCATTTTCAGTATTATTAACAGCCATATTTCATCCCCTCCTCTCAGCCAAGTGTGACTTTCAGAACCGCAGCATTCTCATACGGAATTGCCGGTTCGAAAACCCAGACATTGTAGTCCTTTGCAGTATAGCCATTCGCACCTTCGACAGCGACGGTTTTCTTCGTGAAGGTATCCGTCACATCGGCGTTCAACGCCGTCTCATTGATGACCTTCGTAACACCGGTTTTGCCGACAATGCATGCAATCGCAACACGGGTTGCACCTGCCGGAATATTCAGCGTGATCGTAGCTGCTGTATACGCTTTGTTACTCTTCGTAAGACCGCGAATGTACGCGCTGTCAAGCGTCGGCTTTGCAGCAGTCGCGCCATAGAAGTAATTACGATACGGTGTATAGGCACTGGTATCCTTCGTCTTGGTCCCGGCTGCAATCGCCACAGCAGGATCCGATGCACCGCCGAGGTTGTCCTCAGCCTGCACACCTGCACCATGCGTAGCTGTTGCTCGATATTTCAGGCTGGATACGGCATTGTCTTCGCCACTGTCGCCAATAATGAATGCAACACCATCATTCGCATCGTTACCAGCAGCGAGCGAGGCGGTATCGACTTCCGTCACAACCGTCGTACCCTTGTTCGTAATACGTTCGACCTTCCAGTGCGAAGCGACGACGCCTGTGCCGCTCTTTGGACCATACGAATACGAGCCAGGATTCAGCGAACCTGCGGTATAAGCAGGAGATGCAATCTGCGTACCGGCTTCCACAGCACCGGCACCACTGAGCGCAAAACCGGAGACAGAAGGCTGTGCTGTGATCGTCGGTTGAAGAACCTTTGACATCAGATCTTTCAGAATTGCAGCGACCGACATACCAGATACAGCCTTTTTCGAAGTGCCGTTCTGACTCTTCGTCCAGTTACCGATCTGCGTATAGTTACCAGCAAGAGTCAGATCCTCCCGCATAATAACTTTATCTGCATCTACATTTCCGGTCATGGCTACCCACTGCGTTCCGTTATAACCATAAGCAGACTGCTCATAGGTCTTTTCGTCCACAATGGTCGTCACAATAAATACGTCGCCAGCTTTCGGAGTCGGTGCACCATCCTGAGCAAAATATGCCTCGATGATGCTCGTGTCCGATGCTGACAGATCACTTTTGATACCGCCATATAAAGTGCCACCGCCGAGCTCACCAAACTCGGATTTCAGCCGTTCGACCGCTGTTTTCAGCGTCTGAACAGTAATCAGATTCGAAGCGTCCATTGAATCACTCCTTTCGATTATTTGCTTACGGTGTTATCCACCGAAAACATCATCCATCATTGCATCGACCTCGTCCTCTGTGGCATACATTTGAGAGACAGAAGCGTGCGCCTTTCCATCTTCATCCACTGTGATCGTGTCGCTTGCCATGATCCCACCAATTTGGGTGTCACTCGCCACGGGCATATTCCCATTTTGAATTAAATCGAACAGTTCGTTGATGGCTGCGACAATGGAAGTCTTATCCTTCGTCTGAAGGGACTCCAGACCGCCGATTGTCTTGACAAAATCGTCATACCACTGTTCAGCGGCTTCGGGAGGCTGTGTACTTCCAGCAGCGAGTGCCTTATTCACAAAGAACGAATATTGCTCGCTCTTAGCAAGCTGATTTCCAAGATACCAATGGATCTGGCAGCTTCCATACCCGGCTTGCTCTGTATCAACATTTGACACAGTCCACCAACCGAAGTCATCGGTAATCTCCAACGAAACCGGATACGCATCGCGATCAGCAGGACGCTTTACGACCAACAGCGGATGTCCGCCCGGAAACAGGCTTTTCAACGAACTCAGGTCAAATCCGACGCGAAGAACCTCATTTTCACCGGCATAGCCAAGTCGGATCGGAACCGACTGATTTGCGATTCTTTCAATCATGGATCCATTCCTCCTTAACTGCCATATGAGGCGGTGTCGCCATTGGTAATCAGCGCATAGACGCTATTTACCATATCGGTCTTATCAGCCTCAGTGAAATAGTCAACGCCGACAACTGGCGTCTTGCCGTCCTTGCCATCAACACCATCTTTTCCATCAGCTCCAGCGGGACCTTGAATTCCCTGAATACCTTGTTCACCTTGGATGCCCTGCTCACCCCGAGCACCTTGTAAAGCGCCATTATTCACCCACTTACGGTTGACGCCATCCCAGATGTAAATGTCATAAGGATCTGCCGTGCCAATACCATAAGCGTCACCAGCTTCAGGATTTGCCACAGCAGCAGATAGTGCTGATTCTGTTGCATAGTATCCAAGAACCTTGAATCCACTGCCAGTATCACCTTTTTCACCCTGCTTACCTTGAGCGCCGGTTGCACCACGAATAGACGGGGTCGTATAACTTGTTCCATCTGTAAAGTGAATGGTAAGAGTGTAGTCGTCATTCAGAACAGCGCTTGCAATACCATTACCGGTTTCGCCAGTTTCTCCTTGTTCACCTTGCGCTCCAGTTGCACCGGTCTCACCAGTAGGTCCTTGGACTCCCTGAGCGCCGGTCGGACCAATCGCTCCACGGATAGGAGTTGGGGTGGTATAGGTTGTGCCGTCGGTGAATGTGAATGTAAGAGTGTAGTCATCATTCAAGACGGTACTTGCAATTCCGTTGCCGGTCTCGCCTTTTTCACCTTGCTTACCCTGTTTTCCTTCAGGACCTTGAGCACCGGTCTCACCAGTTTTTCCTTGCTCTCCTTGAGCGCCCGTCTCACCCCTCGTGGGAGATCCGGTATCGACATATGCTTTTTTCTCCGAATCCCAGAGCCACCAAGTACCATTTTGAATTTTTGGGGGCTTTCCAAGTGCCTCGCGAGCTTCATCCACAATCTCATTCATGGATTTGTACTCATTGGATGACAAAATTGCCTCATCCTGTGCAGGATTCTTGGCGATGTCAAGTGGGATGTAACTGGAACCGGCAATAGCTCCACTGACGATCACTTCCAGAATTGCGAGTGTCGGACCGTAAGCAGAGCTCATCTGCTGTGTCACTTCGAAATAACAGATCGTTCTGTTGGCATTGCAGCCAAGGACCGGATTATAGACTTTTGTGCCGTCAGTCTTACCAACACGCACATTCATCTCCGCTCCGGTCGGAATCTGATATGGCTGCCCATTCGAATAAAGTGCAACTGCCACAACGGGAAGCGACTTATCATACTGCATCAGATGAACAGTGGTTCCAAGCTGTGTTCTGGTCTGAAAATCGACTTCGGTATCGTGAATAATACGAGTTGAGGAAGGCGTATAGCTGGAAACAGCCATAAAGATTCCTCCTTTACGCCAGAATGATGCTCAGGGTGTAAACCTTATCCCGATCATCGTAGGTAGCAGTAATGCCATCGACTTTATGATAAAGCCCCTGTGTCGGAATCCTGACTCCCTCGTCATTTGTAATAATGCAGGTCGTCAATTCCATATCATCGAGATCAGCCACATCTGGAAACTCGGAATCGGCTGTAACTACGAAACTATTGAGTGCATTCAGCATAGCAGTTCCATTCAGATTCTCATGGAAATTCGTAATTGGAATGCGTTCCTCATTCAATGTAATGAACATGAGCTTTTACCTCCTTTACGTGCTGTTTTTATAGGAAATTGCGCGGTTGAGTGCTTCCTTCAAGCTGATAAACAGACTTGCCAGCACTTTTGAAGATCCAGCCGTTACACTGGATGGTGTGGAACCGGCTCCAGATAATCCGCTGATTGCATTTCGTGCAGTATTGAAATGGTTAGCAGTAATCCGAGATCCAGACGAAGCAGAATAGATGGAGCTGGAACTTCCACCACAGGCAGCGACTTTACTGATCAGATTACCCCATGCAGATGCTGTCAAATTTGCAACAGGTTGCCCAGCACGGATCTTGGAGCTGTCGTCACTGGTCCAAGCGAAATATCCGATATTACTTTTCGTTGTCGCCGATGCATAATCACTGCGAGCAGTATCGGATGAGGAAACGGTATTCTGGATATAGAACACATACGCTGTCCCAGCACTTAACCCGGTAATCGTCTTCGGCGATGATGTGATTTGACCAGCACTCTGCATATTAGTTGTCGAGGTACCGTAGTACAAGTACCATGAACCATAAGAACCACCGTTTTTACTCCAGTAAACCGTAGCTGTTGTATTCGTGGTGCTGACACTGGAAATAGTCGGTTTGACAGCCTTTGGCTTCGTCTTGAAGTACAGTCGAATGACTGTCGTAGATTCAGTCTCCAGTGGGATCTGTGAGTAATATGCATACTCGGTTGAGCCACCATTTTTGGTTGCATATTGGAAATCATACGAAGCAGAATAATCCTGATACCCCTGCGTATCTGAAACGCGCACCTTGGAATCCGAGTTATCTACGATTCCATACTGCTTCACAGAGCTCCCGTCTACATAAACAAATGTGGAATATGGATAGGTATCGCTTCTCCAATAAACACGCACTCTCAGACCACTTGTAATTTTAATTGGATCTCGTGCACTATGATTAGTATCATAGCTTTCAGAGGAGAGCGTGAAATACTGGAAGGTGTAGATCTGCACATAGGATTGATACTGAGTTCCTGCCGTCTGAATAGAGAAAGACGATCCTTTCTGACCGGTATAAGACCCGTCTGTTAAAGTGTTCTTTCCATTCAAATAGTTATAAATATCAACCGTAACATCATTCTCTGTTTCCCATTCTGGAATGGTTCCAGTTGCGCCGACGCCGAGAATTGTTACATCCCATAATCTGGCGCTATAAGAACTAGCGCTATCAACAGAGAATGATTTCGTATAAGAGGTACTTCCGGAAAGTCCAGTTACCTTATCCCACCAAGACCCATTACCATAGACCTGAATTTTATAGGTATGGCTTGCAACGCACCCGCTGGCGCTTGCCCATACTGTGCTCGCACTGGAACGTGAAAAGACGATTGTAGCCATTCATGTTACCTCACCCAAAAACGGGAACAGCATCGAGATTGGAAATACTGACTTTACCAGTATCATGGTGCATCTGAATCGTCGCAGCACCGGCTTTCAAGAAAATATCGCCACTATTTGCAACCATACGTAGAGCACCACTCGAACCCAGCTCGACAGCATAGTCACTCGAACTCGCGGTTGTTAATCTCAGCCAACCGCCACCATTGATGTCGATCTCAAGGCTGCTATTTCCGTCGCCACTGACGCTATTTGCTAGTGCTTCCAACTGCGCTTTAATGCTGCTTCCACCAGTAAATTTGAAATCACTTGCCACAACATCACCATTCGCGATATAAAGCTTACCGCCTGACATATAAGCGACCTCAGTTCCATTCTGCATAAAAGAAACCCGCCCAGAGGTGATCTTGACATATTCGCTGGATGTTTTTACAAGAGAGCCATCATCATTCGTGCTGATTCGTCCAACGGCGATACCATATTCGTTATAACCCCGATCATTGACACCCAACCAGCCGGTTTTCACGTACTGGTATCCATCAGTTAATTGATTGATCCCATTCAACGCGCCGATCGTGTCCACGAGGATAGAGTCACCATGAATGTTCGACACGTTCAGTACGCTGCAATCCAAATTGCCAGTCGAAATATAGTCAGCCACGATTTTCCCGTCACTTGTAATCGCTGTTTCAAAAGGACCGTTCTTGCCACTTTTTGAATAGCCCAAGCCACCGGAATTCCACCGCCATACTTTTACCGCCTTGTCAAGATCCTTACTATCAGCGATGTAAATCTCATTTTTAGTGACAGTCACATAGCCGCCGAGCTTACCGCTCATGATAAGATCCGTCGCATTTTGAATTGCACGCTCCATATAGCTCTTGTCCGAAGCTTCTTCGATCAGTGTTCCCTGATTGCTGACTGTTTCCGCCAGAGAGGACTTCGGTTCTCCAAGCTCAATGGAGTTATACTTACCAGTCAGTACGTTATATACAGTTTTAATACATTTTGCCGTCGTCTTGACGCCGAGTTTTTCAAATTCAACGGTTACGGTGTCGCACAGTTTCACAGTCTCCAGACGTGCGAAGTCCTTATACTCCTCTATCTGCGCGAGCATCACGAAAGAGACATCCAGAGATACCTTCGGAACGCCAATTTTGTTGTCAGAGATATACTTCTTCGCGGCAGCGAGAAGTTCGGCTTCCGTCGGTTTTTCAATCGTGGTCACGTATCCTTCGCTGTCGGTCGTCTCTTTGCTGAAATCCTCAGAAGAGAGATCTAACGGCATGATCTTCACGAAGTCGTAAGTACCAGACGCATTGACGATTCCATTATTTGCAGAAAGTGTTACAAGGCCACCATCTTCGGACTCGGAGTACCAGAACGGATACACACCTGTATAAAAGTCAGTGTCATTTTCCTCCTGCTCCAGATCGGTCATGTTCTTGCCGTATCGGATCGTAACGCCACGGTCAGCACCACGGGATTCCAGGAGGGAAATATTCCACTTATTGAACAGGTATTCACCGCCGAACGTATCGAGAATGGAGCCGTCGCTTCCGCCTAATAAAGATCGGATGCTGGAGGGCTTCGGAACAGACATCGTACCGGACTTCCCAACATTTGTGAAGAAGGTGAAGGGGGTGGAGGGTACAGAGAAGTTCTTCAGATACGACATTGCTGCCGAAGCCGAACCAGCATCCGCAGGAAAGAGTTTTACGATAGAACCGGACGTATCATAGCTCAAATGAGCAGCATGAACGGTCACGATTCCATTGATGGGTTTTGTGATAGAGTAAATGCGAAATGGCTGAGGATCATCATACGGATTCGGTTTCACATAGAGAATCCGACGTTTCTGGATGTCATGAAAATGACTCCCAGTTAGGGGGTATTCCATCTCGACCTCATATCCGCCATTCCGCTCTTCAGTCACGACGCAGGAAGCAGCATCGGGAAGTGCCCCGAGACCATTTGAGGTGAACGCTTCCTCATCGTGATCGTATAGGATGATCAGAGAATCCACCATCTCGGAATCACCTCCACAGAAGTAATGCTGCCAGTAAATCTGATTGTATTCAAGCCGGGAAGCAGGAGAGGGAAGCCGTCAGAAAACGTAACCTTACTATTCAGATTCGTCAAACTTCCTTCTTCATAAACGTCCTGAAGCTCTGAATCGATCACCATACGAGTTGAACTTGTCAAACCGCTGATTGTAATCGTTTGATCTCCAACTGTAAGAGTTCCTGACCCGGAAACAGCCACGGTCAGTTTCGGAAAGCTCTTTTGAAATGTTGGGTTGCGGAGAGAACCAGTGGTTGTAAATGAAACTGCCCGCTCCCCAACTTTCAGGAAACGGGCAGGTTTGCAATTAAATTCGATCGACATTTTACCAGCCTGATGGAACAGGTTTTCCATCTCGGTATCGGCTACGTAATAGGCAAGACGGAAGTAATCCGGTTCATAGGAATCTTCCAGTCTTGCGTATCCGGATGCAGAGTGCAGCCATTCACTGACACCGGATGCCAGATTTGTAAAATTACCGTCGATCTCACCAACGGAGATGTCATACTTCCTTGTGACATTCTGGTAAGAACCATTGTCAATCACAAGATCGCCGTTTCGACCGGGAATATGAACCACCTCATAGTCGCGTTCTGGAGTTGCATACACGGGTGGTTTCTCTACATGAATTCCATAGTTGGTCGACGGGATTCCATTAAAGATAATCACGCCCATGCTGCTTTTCTCCTTTCTACACGTCTTTGAAGCTTGCGATCCACCTCATCGGCAATCGCTCTCGGGTCAGTTCCGGTGATATAGAAGTTATTTGTAGTGTTTTCAGTCGTCTGCTTACCAGTGTCATTTGCAGTCTGCTGCTCCGGAGTAAATGCAGTTCGGTTCATGCTATTGGCTGTCTTTGCAGCAATACTGACCGTACCTTCAACTGGGCGACCGCTCAGCGTACTCATCAGATCTGCCATCGCGGCACTTCCATTTTGAATTTCCGTGAGGTCCAGCACCGGACGAATCGTCGGATTCATATCCATGCCGCTGTCAATCAGCGTTGCAATTTTGGAAACAGCATTTGAGAGACCGGTTGTTGCCGATTCGGCAAGTGCATCACTGGAAATGCCGGCATTTCGGATATTATCCGCGATACCGTTTGTAAAACCGATACCAAAGTAGTCACCAATCTTGTAGCCAACCTTAGACGGAGATCTTTCCTGAAGTCGTCTAGCAGAAGCAATTGCGGCATTACCCGCAAGATTTCTGGCAGCGGTAGAGGCAGAACCGCTATTCGCAGCAATGCCGTTTGCGATCCCAGCTGCTAAATAACTGCCTGCACTCTGGAACTGACTGTAATAACTGCGAACGGCTGCAACGCAGTTACTGAGGAGTGTCGAGAACTGATTCTTGACCGTATTCGTTTGACCGCTCACGCCAGAATTGAAGGATTTCATAAGATCTTCTCCAGCGGTCTTAAATTCAGACTTTTTGCTGGTAAGACCTTCAAGCCCTTTCTTCGCAGCTTCCTCAAACTTGCTCTTCAACTGACTCTCACTCGTCGTGATCGCACTCTTAAGATTCGCAATCAGTGCATTCACAGCAGTTGCTGCTGTGGTCTTGGAATCAGAGAACGAACTCAAGAATTCTTCCACACTGGTAGAACCAATCGTTTCCATCGACTGCACAAATTCGGTCAGTGCAGACGTATCAATCGTCGAGAAGCTGGCTGCAATATCAACGATGCTCTGAAGCGCTGTCTTAAGCGAGTCCAACTGTCCAGCATTCAAGCCCTCGCATTCTACCATGAAGTTCTTGATCTGCGTTGCAAACTCTACAAGACCTTCACCGGTCTTTTTGAGATCTTTTGCATTGGCAGCACCTTTCACTTCAGTTGCCAGAGTAACGATGTCTTTTGCTGCTGTGACAGATGCAGAAATGTCGGCGCTCTTTTCGCCAATCCCATTGACCGCTGTTCCGTAATCAACAAGAGCTTCACCAAACGGCTTCAGCCCCTTTGCAAAATCCTTCAAATCGTTGTTACCGACGATCAGGCCAACCAAACCGCCGCTATTCGGAATGATCTCTCCGACCTTCACAATTTCCTTTGCCGATTTGACAGACTGTTTGATGTCATCTGTATAATCGCCGATACCTGTAACAGCCTCACCATATTCCATCAGTGCTTCACCAAAAGGCTTCAACCCTTCAGCGAAGTCTTTCAGATCGTTATTACCGACAGTCAAGCCGACAAGTCCACCACTATTCGGCACGATATCAGCAATCTCGATGATATATTCAGCGGCTTTCGCCGAAAGACGAATATGCGTCAGATACTTCTGAATCCCAGCAACAGCTTCACCGTAAGCCATCAACGCTTCGCCGAATGGCACCAGTCCTTCTGCAAAATCAGCCAGCGAATTATCGCCGACAATCCAGCTCAGCATACCTCCCTCATTGGGAATCGCTGCAGCAGCCTCTGCGATAGCTTTCAAGGCCTCACCAGACGCTTTTACTCCAGCAGTGTCAACACCAGATACGCTTTCAGCGAAGGTTGCGAATGCCGGTCCAAACTCAGCAAGTTCTTTTCCGAATTTTTTTAGAGAATTCTTTCCCGTCAGCCAACCAGCAATTGCGTCTACAATCTCAGCTGCGGAGATCAGCAACATACATTCTGCCAGTTTGATGATTCCGTCAAGAACAGCCTGATCGATATTGCGAGCTCCGTCCAAGAATGGCTGGAGATTCTCCATAAAGAGCGAAAGATTGTTCCCGGATTCTGCAATGCCAGCGGTAATGCGTTCAATTGCTGCACCAACAATGCTCCCGACGAATGTACCAATACCCTCGCCAATCTGCCCCAGCACCTTAATTCCCTCGTCCATCAACCAGCTGAATCCGGGAATCTGATTCAAACCACCTAGTGCTGCCATGACTGCCGCCATAACGGCAATGAATTCAGCCAGGACTAATCCTGCGGCGAGACCAGCAGTCAAAGGCATCATGCCTAGAACTCCAATCGTTACGCTGAGCGAGAGCAATACTGCACTTAGAGAAGCGGCGATTCCCATCACGCTGTCAACATCCAGCAATGTCATTGCAGCAATAACGCCACCCACAATCACCAAAATTGCAGCAACACCAGCCGCACCGATTAGCGCCTTGGGAACGTCTTTTGATACGGCTGCGAACTCTTTCACAAGCAATGCCGAAACTGCGATAATGCCAGCAAAGACTGCCGCACCAATCCAGTCACTAAGACCGATCTCACCAAAATTCTCTGTGATGGCCTGCCCGATTTTCTGGATAATCTTTGCTAAATGAGCAACGATAGACGGGACATACTCTTCAATCTGACGAAGAAGTTCATCAATCAAATAGAGTGCAGTCTCCGTAATTGCCGGTGCAGTATCTTTCAGTACATCGCACAATGTTAAAATCAGATCCTTCAGTGCCTCGCCGATGATTGGCATCATCACACGGAATCCCTGAATCAGGCCAGTTACGGCAGCGAGAATTGCTGCAACACCAGCGGCACCGATTGTAGCTAAAGTCATAAATGCAAATGCAATCGCCCCGACAAGAACGCCAACGCCAAGGCAGGCAGCCCCAAAAGCAAGCATTGCTTTACTGAGACCACCGAGGCTAGATGCCAGCGGTGCAATCAGGTAGGCAGCGCCAACCAGAGCCGCAAGTGCAATTACAAATGCACCAAGTCCTTTTGCCAAAGATGCCAAATCCATACTGCCGAGCACTTTGAGCGGAATAACCAACAGCGTCATCGCAGCAGCCATAGCGATCATATTCGTTCCGATTCCGGAATAGTCTCCGCCAGATAGACCGGAAAGTACCGCGCCCATTGCGGCAAGCGGAACCAGAATCCCGATTAACCCCTTGGCCAAAGAGTTCATATCCATGCCGCCCAGCACTTTAATCGGAACAATCAGGAGCGTCAAAGCGGTACTCATTGCAAGTAAAGATCCAGCAACGCCCTTCAGGTCACCTTTCGCAGATTTCATCACGGTCATTGCAGTAGTCATAGCAAGAAGCGCTACACCAACTGCAGTGCCACCTTGTTTCAGAGTGTCTGTATCGAGTTTTGCAAACAGTCGAATCGGAACATATAACATCGTAAGCGCCAACGCCATCGCAATCATGGAACCAGCCACGCCTGACATATTATCAGATTTGATGGCTTTCAAAGCTGCTGTAACACCACCAAGTGCAACCATAAGTGCAGCGACGGTCAATCCACCCTGAACGACCTGCTCTCGATCCAGTGCCCCGAGTCGAGCAACAGCACTTGCAAGAATTGCAATCGCAATAGACATGCCGATCATGCCAACGGCAAAAGATTGAAGTGTGCCGGTTTCTTTACTTAGCGGGTTCTTCTTTGCAATTGCCATGAATCCGTACATTGCAGCAGTCATTTCGCCAAGTAGCACAAAAAGTGCAGTCATCGCTGGAATCGTATTATCGTCTTTTACTATATCAGCCAAAGTATTACGAAGAAATAATACAATAAT